ACTTTTCCATGGGAGGAGCCCGAGTTTATATCAATACACGAAGCAGTTAAGTTATATTCGCATGTCTTTGATAAACTTACACCAGACGCGATAGCATGAGCGCCCCCATTAAAATAGCCTATAACATCCTCAGCAATTACTCAGCGCTCACGGCGTTAGTTAGCACAAGGATAAACCCCCTTCGCATTCCGCAAGAGTCTGCATTTCCTGCGATCAGTTACAACCTTGTCAGCGTTATTGCATCGCCAACCAACACAAGCCACAGCCGTACAGATTTTGCCCGAGTGCAGGTTAATAGTTTTGGTGCGACTTTCAGCGATGCGATTGATGTGGCTGCACAAGTTAGGGCGGCTTTTCAAGCTGCAACATATCCCGGCATTTTTAACGGTGCTTTGTGCCAGGCTGTAGAGATTGATAGCGAGGTACATTTAACAGATGACGAAGCAGGCTTTGCTGGCATTTACCAAGTCTCTCAAGACTTTATAATTAATTACATTTACGCAGCACCAGCCCCATCGGTTGCCACGTTTATGCTGCTAGAAGATAGCAGTTACATTTTGTTAGAGGACGGGTATAAAATTGAACTATAATGGCAAGGTCTTTAAACATAGTTATCGGCGCAGACATTGAAAAGCTGCAGAAAGGTTTTAACGATGCTGTCAGTGTAGTACAATCTAGCGGCAAGAAGATGAGCGAGGCGGCCGCAGAAACCGCCAAAAGCATACAGGATCGCCTTGCGTCTATCGCCACAAAGAACCCTACGGCGGGAACTGTTAGGCAGTTGACCAACCTAGCCATGGAGGCCAGGGCTTTGGGTCCTGAGTTTGCCGGGGTTGCAAATCAAATTATACAGCAAGCGGGTAGAATTAAGGATAGCATTGGCGATGCACGGGCTGAGGTTTCCTACTTCTCTAGTGACACTAGAAGGCTCGACGCTGTGCTTGGTGGTGTTAGCGCTGTAGCTGGTGCGTTTGGTGCAGTAGAAGGGGCGCTTGCATTGACTGGCGTAGAAAGCGAAGATCTGCAGAAAACAATGGTAAAGCTGCAGGGCGCTATTGCTTTAGTTAATGGAGTGCAAGCAATTCAAAGCGTTCTGTTAGATGAGAACGCAACCAAAACTGGCGTGCTTGCATTGGCAAACAGGCTATACACAAGCGTAACGGCAGGCGCAACGGGTGCTACTTTAGCATTTAGAACAGCGTTAATGTCTATAGGTATTGGCGTTGTCATTGCTGGTATAGGTGCATTAGTTGCAAACTTTGACAGTTTAAAAGATGCAATTTTTCCTGCAGACAAAGCGCTAAAAGATTTAAATAATACGCTCGATAAAACCATTGCAAAAAATGAGCGCGATATTAGAGTGCTTGAAGCGAAGGGCGATAAGTTAGGAGTTTTTGCATTGCAAGAAAAAAACCTTAACGAAACTTTAAAGAAAGCCCGTGCCAACTTTGGAAAAAACAATAAGGAAAATTGGGGCAAAATAGTTGACGACACTAAAACAGCCTTATTAGTTTTAGAAATAGAGCGCGATAAATACAATGAAGAGGAAAAGGCAAAAAAGGATGCGCACGATGCAGACATTTTACAAAAGCAAGAAGCAAACCACGGCAAGCGTTTATCTAAATTAAAAAAGTTTAATGAAGATCAAGCAAAAGAATTAGCAGCATTTGCAGCATTGGAGGCCGAAATTGAAAACACTCGTTTAACAAAAAATGTTTTAGGCGGTCCACAAAAAATATTAGATCCAAACGCAGATAAAGAAGCCGCATTAGCGGCGGCAGAAAGGGCTACATATTTAGAGGATTTAGGCACTATGCCTGAAATTCCTTTTGAAAACTTTGTAGAAATATCGGGTGAAGTTGCAGCAGGGGCTGAAGTTATTACAACTTCAATAGGAGCCATTCCGCCAGCTGTTGAAGAAATGGCAAACCGCAGCGGCATGGCTTTCCAAATTCATGCAGCACAAGCAGACTTAGCAGCCAAAAAAACTGAAGAGGTTGCTGGCAAAATGAAAACTGCATTAGAAGCAACTAACCAAGCATTTGCAAAATTGCAAACCGATGCCGCCGTTTCTTTTGGTCAGTTCCTTGGCGATCTTGCAACAGGCGAAAAAGATGCGGGCAAGAACTTCGGTAAAAATATGCTTGGCGCTATTGCAGCTTTCATGGATTCTTTGGGTAAGGCTTTGATTGCTACGGCTGTGGCTTCCGAAGCTTTCCAAAAATTAATAATTGCAAACCCTGCGGCTGCGGCTGCTGCCGGTATTGCATTAATTGCAGGCGCTGCCATTGTGCGCAACTCTTTAAAAGAAGGGCCACAAGCCACAGCATTCGCTGAAGGTGGTATTGTTAGCGGTCCTACGTTGGGCCTTGTTGGTGAATACCCAGGGGCAAGTTCTAACCCCGAGGTAATTGCACCACTTGACAAACTTAAGGGGATGCTAAACATGAATAACAACAATAGCGGGTTTGTGGCAAGCACTACAATACAGGGCCGAGACTTGGCTATAGTTTTGGAAAGATATAATAAAGACGCACGCCGTGGCTAGAAAATACTTTGGTTCGTTTTATTCCGTGACAGGCAAACTGCATCGCGTTGAAATTTGGGATGCACCGAGTGGGTCGGGCGCAGGTGGCACAGAGTTAAAACTTGCAGGCAATGGCTACGAAATAGAACGCGAAGGCCAGGGCGACACGTTCTATCAAAATGCCATCCGACCTTCACGCTCCACATCTTTTTGGGTAATGCCATCCAATACCGTGCTAGGCCAGTTTAAAGCCATAGCCACAACATCCGAACAATTTTGGGCTGTGCTTATCTATCAAGATAATTCTTTGGTGCACGTGGGCCGAGTTCTTGCAGATCAAATGACATTCCAACGCGAAGCCATAGAAGCCAAGCCTGTTATTTCTTTGGGTGCTGTGGATGGTTTAGAATTGCTAAGCGGTTACAAGGTAGACTCTTCGTGGTTTACCGATGGCAAAATAACTATAGCACAGTTATTTCGTCGGTGCTTGGATGAGTTGGCGCTCAAAGATTATTGGGTTGTAGCGGGAACTGAAACAGATTATTTTAGGGACGCTGTTGCGCCGTTTTCTTTGGATGCTACACGCAAAGGGTTGGACCTTTTGCAGGTTGATCTAAATACATTTGTCGACGATTACGACCAATTTAAAGACATTAAAGCTACCGACATTTCTGCTTTCCAATATGCTGAGAGCAACATGATGGATTGCAAGGCTGCGCTAGAACAAGTTTGCGAAATCCTGCAGGCTAGATTTATGCTAGAGATTGGAAAGTATTGGCTTGTTTCTGCAACTGAGTACCTAGATTCTACCGTTGCCTATCGGCAGTTTAATTACACGCTGCAATATATTGGAACCGGTACCTACACGCACGCTGTGCAACTTGGTAACGACGTGCGCCCGCAATGGATAGCCAAGCCATCACTAAGCTACCAGGCAGCTGCTAAGTATGTGCAAATTGACACGGAGCGAATGCTAGGTGCTACCGCATACAGAACATACGCAAACCAATCCGATACTTTTTTTGCCAAAACATTTACAGGGGTGCCAACTGGCACAACGCCAGACGAAGCACCTTTAAGAATCCGCTTTGCTGTTAAATTTGCACGGCATACATTTACCACATCGCCAACGGGCCCAGAGGATAAATCCGATGTAGCAATTACAATTTATTTAAGGGATGGAGGCACTGGCTACCGGGTGTTAGATTTAAATACTTTGCTATGGGTTAGCGCTGCGTCTGCGCCTACTAGCACATTTATTGAAACGATTGCTAACGACTTTCAAAATAGCAACTGGACCAGCTTTGTTTTTGACAAACAAGTGAGCAGCCCGCCTGCAGGCTTTACAATTTTAGAGGTTAAAATAAATTGGGTTAAAGCCGTTAAACAGAAATATAATATATTCGGCGGCACGGGCGCATACAATGAATTTTTCAAACCATTTTGGGGATCTATTCAATTAGCCTTTGCAGACGATTCACCTTACCAAAACCCAGATTTCACATTCAACATAACCGAAACCTACACGCCCGACAACGCAAATGCCGTTAACTCTACGCCGATAATTTTAGAACCAAAGTATTACAGCAGCTCTAGCAAATATGCCATCGGAAACATAGAGGCTTACAACTCAAGTAACCAGTGGGTAATTGCTGACGATTGGCGTGGTGGTTGGGATTCTGTGACACATGGCACGCCTACCGAAATGCTAGGCCAAGGCATTGCGGGATTGTACAAGGACTTTGTGCCATCTATACAGGGCACGTGGGCAGATGCAGGAACTTTGACGGCCATTAAATCACTCTACTTTGATGATTACAAATGGTTAATAAACGGTGCTGTTTATACTGCAAGGTCCGAGCAATGGGCTGGCGAGTGGTTGGGATTGGTTCCAATATACACTGGGCTAACCTCATCAGGCGAAGGGCTAAAAGTTGGCACTGGGTTAAAGGATCGTGTTAATTACCAAGACGAGCAGATAGGAAGGCTAAACGATTCAGTACAGCGCACGCCTGCATTAGTTCTTAATTACCTGGTAAACGATGCCGATGGTGCCCCCGCAACCACACCAACACTTAACACACGTTACGAGGTTATGGTGCATTTTGACAATGCAGCACAGCAAATGGCCTGGCATTTACAAGAGCATAACGGCTCTGTAGTTTACACTAACGGCACTCACACAATTACTAACGGCTACGAGCTTATCATTTGCAATACCACCGACGGCAACGTAACTATAAACTTGCCAAACGCAACCGAAAGCAAGGGTAAAAAATACTACTTTATTAAGACAGCTACGGCTCACGTTGTAACTATTGACGGCGGCGCTTACAATATAAACGGCGCAGCTACAACTACAATAAACACAAACTACGGCAGCAAAACAATTATCTCGGACGGCGCACAGTGGTATATTATAAGCAGCGTCTAATTTGTTAACGAGTGAGCGTTGAGTGTTTTGTAATTTTGGCACTATGCCAGATCAAAAGATTTCGGAACTGTCGGCCATTGTCACCATTGATAATGCGACCGACGTTTTACCCATAGTTGACACCAGCGCAACCACCACAAAGAAGATCACGCTAACACAGGTTAAGACTTCTTTAGCCCTTAATAACGTAGACAATACAAGCGACGCAAACAAGCCAGTGAGCTCAGCGCAACAGACTGCGCTCGATGCTAAACAGGCGACACTTGTAAGTGGTACCAATATTAAGACCGTTAATTCTACATCGGTTTTGGGTTCGGGCAATATCTCAGTTGAACCCGTAATAACCGCCACAACTTCAGCGGATTACTACCGTGGCGATAAGACATTTGCAACGCTTAACAAATCGGCAGTAGGTTTGGGCAATGTTGACAATACATCGGATGCAAACAAGCCGGTATCAAGTGCAACACAAACTGCGTTGGATGCTAAAACAAACAAACTTGTAGTAACCAACCGCCAGACCGCATCCTACACTTTGGTTTTGAGTGATGCTGACAAATTGGTTGAGATGAATGTGGGGTCGGCAAACAACTTGACTGTCCCTTTGAATAGTTCGGTAGCGTTCAGCACAGGCACACAGATTCTTTTGGCACAATACGGAGCAGGTCAAACAACAATCGTTGCCACAAGTGGGGTTACTATCCGAAGCAATGGCGGTAAGTTAAAATTGAACGCTCAGTATTCGGGTGCAACTTTGGTGAAGATTGCTGAAAATGAGTGGTATTTATTTGGAGATATAGCGTAATGATTTTAGCAAGTCACGGAATTATAGCCTCACAGATTGCATCGCTTGATGCGGATGCGGTTGCGTTCTTTACCCGTGTAACTACGGCAGGGGGGACATTAAGCACAACCGAAAAACAAGCCGTTAATCAGTTAGTGTTGGACTTAAAAGCCAATTCACTTTGGACACCAATGAAAGCCATTTATCCAATGGTTGGGGCAAGTGCGGCAGCGTGTGCGCAGAACTTAAAGAGCAGTTCTTTTACGGGTACTTTTACAAGTGGTTGGACTTTTGCGAGTACGGGTGCAACACCTAACGGGACGAGTGCGTATATGGATACAGGGTTGAAGCCAAGCACTTCGCTCGCACAAAATAGTGCATCTATGGGCGTGTATTCACGCACCAATATTGCGGCAAATTATAGTGACTATGGGGTTTATGATGGCATTGGATTTTTACAAAGAACACGAAGGTCAACAGACACCGGAGGTGGATATGCAAATTTTACTGCAGGGGACCAATATACATCAAATACATCAAGTTTAGGACTTTATTGTTTATCTCGAGTTTCAAGTACTAATTACAGTTTTTACAAAAATGGTTCGGCTACTTCATTTTCAGTCGCATCGACAGGACTGCCAGCTTTAAATAGTTGGTTAGGGGCTTGTAATTTGTCTGGCAGTATATTAGAACCCAGCACAAGAGAATTAGCATTTCATTATATTTCAGACGGATTGACCGATACAAATGTTAGCAATTTGACCACCGCAGTACAAGCGTTTCAAACAACTTTAAGCCGAAATGTATGATAGGTTACACACTTACACCCGAACAACACCAAGCAGTACAAGGGCAATATATTAACCCTTATCAATTCATCAACTGCGTTCAAGACATAAACGGCAATTGGTTTTTTTTTGGCAATGAACAAGACAAAGAAGCGTTTGCCAATACTGAATTTATGTGGTTGTTTGATTTACCACAAGCCGAATACATCCCACCACCATCAACAACATTCCCAATATGAAGCACAGCGAATGGGCAATACCCACAAATGAAGAAGTGCGTGAGTTGGAATACACACAACTTGAAGAAAATAACGGTAACGGAAAGGGCAACGGAAACGGCAATAGCAATTCTGTACCCATCAATGGCGGTATGGGGGTTGTTCTATTCGCAGTAATTATCTTTGGATTATGGAAGCAATACCGTATCTCACGACATTCTACATCGGAATCTTAATAGGCTATCAAATACATCGTAAAAAATGCAAAAGCAAATAAAACCCAATGCGCTACCTGTTAGCTTTGACCAATTCAAAAAAAATCCTGTGGCTGCCGTGGCTTTTTGCATGCTGTTGGCTGTTAGCTATTTGTATGTTGACCTTCGTTCGGGCTACAAAGAGCAGATTGAAAAGAGTAACCAAAAAATAGATGCGTTAGATCTAAAGATTGACCGCTTGTCTTATGCTCTTAAAAAGTCCGATAGTGCATTGGCTGCTGCCATCACCGAGATCCGTATAATGAACACAATGAGAAAATTATGAAACACTATACTTTGATTTTTGCAGCTTGTTTGTGTATCGCCATTGTTGCCGTTCCACAACCCAAGACAAAAGCCGTTCCAGTTGACGAGGTAGAGTTGATGCTTGAGAAAATTAGCAGCCATCTACAAGAGGCATCGGTTGCAACTGCCCAGGCTCACGACATGGGCGAGAAAATGGTAGAAGAAAAGGTGGCGGAAAAACAGGAACTTAAACAGGCAGTTGTTGAGGCCGAGGCAAAGACTGAGGCAATGACAAACACCATGTTATTTATGGGTGTAGACACTGCGTTAATTCACATGGACACGGCAAGCATAAGCAACATGCTTAAACTTAATGGTTTGCGATAATGGCAAAGGCGAAAAGCACAGCGTCGGCAAGTTGGCAACCCAAGCCCAAGCGTAAAAACAAGGGCGTGCATTCTAAGAATAACAAACCCGTGAAAAGGTATCGCGGCCAAGGTAGATAACATGAAAAAACTATTAGAGATTTTTAAGGGCGACAACGGCCAGCTAAGCAGTAAGCGTTTCGTCGGTATTATTGGCGCGTTTGTTCTGTTTGGCACGATGGCACACAACAGCATGAGCCCGCAAGAGATTGCACCCAGTGCGGAATTGGTGGCTGCTGTTGAGTGGGTTACAATTTTAACGCTGGGCTTCACATCTATTGACAAGTTCAGCGGCAAAAAGAATGACGAAGAATAGTCTAACTATTTTGCTGTTTGTTCTGCTGTTTGTAGGCGGCATTTTGTACGTTGAGTATGCAGTGCCCAAGATAGAACGCGTCGTGCATGGTCCGGCTATTCGTGTAATTGACAAGGAGCTCGACACGATCTATAAATTAAAACTGAAATACAAAACCCTGCACGATACCCAGGTTGTAATCAATCAAAAATATGACACGCTATATATATCTCTTACTGGCGATACTAGCTGCGGCACCACGCTACGGCTTATCGCAATGCACAGACAGCTCGACTCTAGCGGCAAGTAATTACTATTTGATTAAGGGCGCAGAGGCCCGTGAGAATCTTGCACTATGTCGCGAATACCGCAAGATAGACAGCGCAGTAATAGAAACCCAAGGGCGCATACAGGATAAGCTTTTAAACGAGATTAAAATGCGTGACGATAAGTATATAAGACTTAGACGCGTGACGTATGTAATCGCTGCAGCATTTATTTTAACTTTGATCCTATGAATATAGCAATTTTAAAGGCCACAATGGCCGCCAAGGGTTACGCCTTCTTTGAAAATGGCGAGTTTAATTTGAACATTATCGGGATTCGCAACAGCGACACCGGCAAGAAAGTAACCAACGCATTTGACGACAAGCTTATTGTTGCCTACAAGCAGGGCGGCGGTTGGGTTGTAAAAGAATGGCCAGCAACTTGCGACAACGGCGGCGGCACTGCTCGCCTGGTTCCAAACCAATACCGGGGCAGCCATGCCATCGGATTGCACCAGGGAAAGTATGAAGCATTAAAACAATGCGGGCCTGTAACCGTGTATCGTGACTTTACAAAAGACGGAATCTACCAAGAAGACAAAAAAGAAACGGGTGTATTTGGTATTAACATCCACAAAGCTGGGGTGGATTCTGCCCGGGTGGATGACTGGAGCCACGGCTGCCAGGTGTTTAAACGTGTTGCAGATTTTAACGAGTTTATGTTGCTCGCAAAAAAAGCGGCCGCCTTGCATGGCAACCGCTTTA